GAACATTCCTGATTCCCAGGCTTCCTTTGAAATTGAATCAACGACAGTCCATAACTGCTGAGGTGTAGAAATATCTACGAATTTTAGATAACCATTCATGGTATAGTCCTTGTTGTTTGGGTCATGATACCACAAAATCCAAGTATATTGGAACTTTGTGGTAGCTATATCTGACCCCATTTCTCTTAATAATCAAATATACTTAAAATGGATTCGTTTTTCATACAAAGGAAATATGAGTAACAATGACAATGAGCCTCACAACCGATCAAGTGTATGGGGCTCGTTTCGGTCCCAAGTTGCCCCTACCAAAGATTGTTCAAGATAACATTGCAAGTTTAAGAATCACACCTGTTCCATTCAAGGCTTACCGTGCACCTCCTCGTGCCTACCAAAAAAAGGCCCCAGACAATTGGCGCCAAAATGCTCTCGTGGAAAGCGTACGACGAGTCAAGGAGCGCGATGATCCAGAGTATGATGATGTATTTAGTTCACTCAATAAGATTTCGTCTCGAACTCTCGACAAGCTGTCTGAGAAGATTGTGTCAAATATCAAGAAGCGCGACGATATCTTCCGGCTCCGAGTCACGACTCTTCTATTTGATATGGCTATTTCCCAGTCAAGTTACGCTATGCTCATGGCAGACTGTGCGAAGAAACTCGCGAATGATATTTCCGAGATTCGAGACGATCTGACTATTCAGACTGAGATGTTCCCCAAACTGTACAATATGAATGAAACACTCACATACCCCTCATCCGAGGAAATAGGCTATGCAGATAAAGTTGTGGAATGGATGAAGCTAAAGGATAAGCGTCGTGGATATGCAAAGTTCATGACACAGTTATTTGTTCGCGAACTTGTGGAAGAACAAACTGTTGGTGAGTGTATGACACATGTAGCTGCCGATCTTGTGGCTATGGCAAAACAGGAGAAGTCCGAACAGTCTGAAGAGAACACGACTCAATATGTAGATTTCCTGTTCGAGACTGCCAAGATTCTTCCAGCAACCGCTAAAGATTTGCGCACACTCATGGCCGGTTTTATTAAGTCAGTGCTGGATGTTCCACGCGCTGAACTTCCAAGTTTGAACATGCGATCTCGCTTCAAGCTTGAAGATGGAATGAAATGCGTTCAGTAGATACAAGTTCAAACAAAATGTTTAAATAAATGTCAGTACCACCTGCCAGCGTGCTCGTTCGTGCTGCACAGGTGAGTATTGCCGAGGATAAGCCAATTTACCTAGACTATTTTCAGGATAGCGTCGAGAAGAAGTGTTGTATTGGTGTCCAGGAAACCACGAAGTACCTCGTGAAGTCTGACTCTGAGTACACTTCCACGATTCAGAGTGTTTTTAAGTGTGAGACGTGCTACATTGTAGCGACGGAGAACAGCCTCTACATCGTATCGGTCGATATTCCAATCAAGAAGATTCTACCAACCAAGACGGAGGGAGTATAAACGGAAGTCATTAAATCTAACAATGTTGTTTCCACCACCACATTACTTTTTATTTGAACCCCTGAATGACAAGGAAACCCTGAAGATATGGGATGAGTACAAAAAGGCCCATTTTTCCGAGTGCGAATTCTCAGACGTTGATGCGGCCGAACTGAATTCAGTCGACAACTTTGCCCCATGGTTTGATAACTGGATTTCTCAAGTTCCTGCGAGACAGTCGACTCGATTCCGTATTCTTCTTATTTTGCACGCTGAATTTCTAACGTATTCTTGTCAACAAATGCTGAGACGTTCGCTTGAGCAACGATCGTTCAAGTGCCGAGTTTGGTTTCATGTCGAAGACCCAACCAATATTCAATCGGCAATTATGAGTCGATGTATTACAAAACGAATTCCTACTTACATCCATACTCCTCTCATCAAGTAATGGTGGTTATCAATGTATTTACCGACGGTGCATGTTCAAGCAACGGTCAGAAGAAAGCTCGTGGTTCATGGGCTGTCTTCTTTCCTGAACATGAGAAGTTCAGTGAGGCAGGGCTACTGACGGACACTGAACCGCAAACAAACCAGCGCGGTGAACTTCGCGCTATTCTACGTGCAGTCGATATCATCGAGAAGAACTTTGGATTCGACGTTGATGTACATATCTTTACTGATTCAATGTACTCTAAGGATTGCTTAACGACCTGGCTTCCTGCATGGTTGGCAAACGACTGGAAGACGAAGCAGAACAAGCCAGTATGCCATCGCGATTTGATTGAGTATATTTCGACGAAGCTTTCGAAATTTAAGTCGTTTATTATTTCGCATGTAGAGGCACACACTGGAGGAGACGATTACAAGAGTATCAATAATGATAAGGTTGACCGAATGGCGGTTCAGATTTTAAATCCTCTTGCGGCAGTCGAGCAGCCGCGTGTAATCAGTAATGCGGCTGTTCCAATCGAAGGTCTGCCCATTTGGATGATGGGACCACCAGTATCAGAAGCCCAGCTGTCTAAGTGGTGTTTGGAGAATATTGACAAGTTGGATAAGTCTGCAGTGTCGACTGCTCTGCTGCAAGCTCTCACCAAGACCCTAAAGAAGAAGGGGTATGAGCTAACAAAACAGAAGCTTCATCGAAGTTCCAGTTATCGGCTCGTGTCCGCTAACCATTTAATAGTGGAAGTACCTACTATAACAAAAGAAGAATGAGTGTCCGCGCTTTCCACTTTTGGTCTCCCACGTGTATGCCATGTCAGCATATCAAGCCTGCAATTGAGCAGCTGAAGCTTGATTTTACGGAGGTTTCGTGGCAATCGGTCAATACACACGACGATAAGAAGGGACTTACTGTCGTATATAATGTGAAGGTTGTTCCAACAATTATCGTTGAGGTCCTGGATACGAAAGGGAAGGTTGTTGGTGGGCAGCGAGCGACCGGAACAGATATGATGGCATATCATCGTATGATACGTGGAGCAATTAAGGCAGTTTCAAATTTACCTACTTAGCTTGAAGTCGTGCTTACAAGTTCACCATTTTTGTATAAATCACACACAAACTCATCGCCGCTAGCGTCTGCACATTTGCTACCGTCGGCTGGTTTTGTTGCATCCGTGGGAGGTGCTTCTACTGAACTAAATCCTCCAGTCGTTGGAGTTCCTGTTTGGTTCGCAATAAAAGGGGCCGAACTCCCAGATATAGCTTTTACAATATGGTATCCTCCTATTCCAAACCCAGCTCCTGCCACAATCGCGACGGCAGGAGACCAAATAGGAACCAAACATCCAGACGAATACATTGTACCAATTTGACCAAGAACTGTAACTAAAAGCGCGACACCAGGAGCTATAGTGCGATCAGCATTTCCAGATTCCCATTCTCCAATCATGTAGTAAAACATCACCGCGGTGGTCACCAGAATATTCTGAGGAGCCCATTTATTATCAAATTTTTCTAGTCCAGGAAAAGAACACAACTCACTGCCGCCGCCACGAAAGGGGTTATTTTCAACTGGGTTTCCGTACTCATCTAATGCCGAAGTCGCCGCATCGGTCACGGTTGTGGCAGCACGCGTAGCTGCCTCGGCCACTGCTGCTGGAGCTGCAACGACGGATTCCACTACATTGGCAACAGTTCCTTTTGGAATTCCCATTCCTATCAGACCATTTGCGATCATAGCCACAACTCCTACCAAACTTCCAATTGAAAATTTAAACGTTTGTGAAATGATATCTGCAATCACTCCAAACGAAAGCAGGGCTACCGGAATATAGTAGATCAGTTTCGTGCCGGTTTGTGGGATTCCCAAACCTGATAAGAACTTGAATGCCGTGTATCCTAACGCCCCAACCGATCCTAGCGAAACTGCCGCAGCTATAATTAGACCAACTATAATCCATGCATTTTCGTAAGGATTAGACGTTAGGATTCCCATTGATAATTATCAAGATACAAAATCATGCCAAACTACAAATGAGTCTGTATAGCTCAAGTACCTCATGGGGAGGGAACTGTTCAGGCGCTAATCAGAGTCCTATTAACTTATCTCAGTCAGGATCCAAACCGTGTGACCTTCTGTGTGAACTCACCTTTGATGACGTATATGTTCCTCAGGCTACAGTGTCAATTTCGAACGAAGGCATGGTCTTACAGAACACTGCTGGTCTAGGTTCGTGTAAGTTCAATGGAGAAGGATATACTTGCCAGGCGTTGTTACTGAATCACCCCAGCCACCACACGATCGAGAACATTCAGGCTGATGCTGAAGTGATCGCCATGTTCACGCATCCTACTGGAAAAAATCTGTGTGTCAGCACCCTTGTTCGCGTGAATCCTCACCAAACGGCTGCATCGTCTTTTTTTAATGCGTTTATTCCGTATGGAAATCCAAGTGTAGCATCAACGCCTGTAAACTTAGGCGAGAACTGGGGGCTCTTTCAAATGGTTCCTCCGGCCGGATCGTATTATGTGTATGATGGATCGCTCGTAGCCCCTGGATGTGACCCCACACAGTGGGTCGTATTTCGTTCAATGATCAATATTGATTCAAATGACTTTTCTTTGTTAGTTAAAAATGTATCTCCAGGATCACGACCAATTCAGGGTCTTGGCGATCGTGAAGTGTTTTATAATGACGTAGAACAGTTACCTGGCGGACCCATGCCTCACGATAATAAGACATACATGAAATGCCGGCGTGCAGGTCAGAAGAATCTTCCAAAGCCAGTTACCCAAGCACCCTTGGGAGCAGAGTCAGCAAAAAAGAAAAAGGGTGCAATTGATCACATTCAGGAGTTTGTGTCGAATCAGGTCGCTACGAATGGATACATTGGCGTATTTACCGATGGTGCTATGATTCTTGCGACTATCCTTGGTATTGTATTTGCAGTTATGGCGTTTAATAGTATGGATCAAGCTCTCATATTAAATGGAGTTGCTCAGAGTTTTGCAAGTTATGTAAAAAGTTGGATTTCTTGGTTGTATCAGCACATGTTTAATTTTTTTGGTAGCGTTTCACAGAAAATGAAGGACAACGCACGTAAGGATGCACTTCAAGGCTTACGATCCCAGTAAGTCTCGTACTCTTCCGGCTGATCATCCCAGAAACTTTGTTCTTCGTCTTCGTCCGAAAGTGGAGCATCTCCATTATCGAGAGCCTCCTGGACCTTATCACGCTTGACACGAACTTTCTTCTCAACAAGCGTCCAACCATCGTCATTCGCTGGCTGAGAATGATCAGTCTCTGACTCATGTTCACTCTCTGAAATGCGCATATCTACGTTCACTGCCGTCCTATGCACTGGAAAGGTTGAGACGGCTGGCAACGATAGGTGTGGATTTGCAGCCTGAACATGTACTGCCTGAAAATTCACTGCCTTCCAATCAACTTTTGATACAGTCTTCATCTCGTTCCTAGCTAGGGGTTCAAAGTCCTTTTCATCCAGTCCACCGAGAGTAAGCTTTCGGTCAGCCTTAACTGAAGGTGCTACTAGCTGAGCCTGATTACGCTTGTGTGGAGGAACATACTTTGAAAACATGGTTAAGACTTAATCTTATAAACCTAAAAAATCCATTTTCCAAAACGAACTTACATACCATAAACTCTTTAAAGTCAAGATGACGATTGGTGTGTCGATTGCAACGACTGGTGTACTGTCTGATATTACAATTCCAGCCAAGACCACGGATGTTCTTGAGTGGATTCGTAAGAAGTATAAGAATACTGATATTCAATTTCAAGGAAAAATTCAGGATCCGCTAAAAGATGATCGATGGCTATCTATATTTGCGTATTCGTCCGATGACGATGAAAATGCGCATATGCTTCCATCTCCATTTGACGAAGAGTCGTATTCAGGACCAATTGTAATTCTAGCATCTATGAATGAAGATCAGGATACGTATGATACACACGTTCATCGTTATACGAACCTAAAATCGTCAGAGTATGAAACTCTGTATCAAGAGTGGACATTTGCAGATGCCGAGGACGAAGAGGACGATCAAAATGATGAGGAGATTGAAGAGGAAGACGAGGACGAAGAGGAAGAAGAGGACATTCCCAAGGAGACTGTACCTATTTCAAAACCTATCCATTCTAGGTCAAAGAACGCATTCGTAGACTGTCCCCTACGTGATAAGGCTGTAGAGAATTTTACTGAAATTCTTGGAGATGCTCATTTGGCGAAACAGCTTGAAGAAAGTATGCTCCATGTCGTGAGTGACCAGGCCACAAAAGAGAATATGGAAGTTGACTGGGGTAATCGTATCTTCTGGAACATGTACCGTAGTCGCGCTATTTCTTTATACGAGAACCTGCGAAGTGATGGATACGTTCAAAACAAGGAAGACTGGGCAACAAAGCTCAAGAATGCCGAAATTACACCAGCAGTATTCGCAGAAATGACCGCTCTAGATATGTGTCCTGCACGATGGAAGGAGGCTATTGAGAAGATCATTGAAACTGAAAAGAAGCTGTATTCCAAGAACGATAGTGCTTCTATCTTCCTGTGGTGTTCGGTATGTAAAAAGAAGTCTAAATGTGACTACTATCAGATGCAGACACGCTCAGCGGATGAACCGATGACGACTTTTGTGAACTGTCTTGAGTGTGATCGTCGTTGGAAGTTCTGAGTACCGCATGAAATGTAGGTATAATAACTTCAGGTTTTGGAGTGCGATAAATTGGATCGATAAGTTCGTCTAGATTATGACTCGATTTAGGTCGTATGACAGGAGAATCAACATTTGAGGGGTATACATAAATTGGATCCAAACCGTTTGTAATTTCAGGTTTGGTCACTTCCGGCGTGGTTTTACCAAATTTTTCCTTAAATACACCAATCACTTGATCAGGAATTTGAGGAGACGTTTCTTCCATTCGCTGAGACTCGTCGCGAACGACTTTCAACATGTCTTTGGCACTCATTCGTTCTGAACGAGGTAATGCAAGTTCGATAAGAATGAACCGATGTACTTTTTTGTAGGAAATAGTAGCGATACGATGGGCCTCCGACCTCTTTGCCCAGGAAAAATAGCTTGAAACAGTTGTTAGAATTGCTACAGATAAAGTCGTTACTCCAATAATAATATTTCCAATTGTAGCATCTTGGATAAACTGCCCTATTCCAATCGACGCAGACCCTGATAAAGTAGCCAAAACAATGGAGGGTAGGGTAATATAGGTAGTTAACTTAGAATACCGTTTTTCTGATCTGTCGTGTAACCAAGAATAACACAATGCTCGCTCTCCTTCGTCAGAAATAACTTTTTCCAATTGAGAGTTCCAAGAAAGAGATCTGTCATTCTCTTCATCCATTGTTTTGTAAGTATTAAATAATGGTGTGGGTCTACGAAGACTTGCCGTTCTCTCAAAAAGAACGCAAACTCTATAATGTCATTAAACGAAGTTCCAAAACACTTCTAGCGGAACGTACAGTCAAACTGTTGAATCTTGTTCGGTACATGAAACGAACGAACGTCAAGACTCCAGACGAAATTCAAGCATCGGCGTTTTATGACAAAAAACATACGAGACCTATTTTTACCGAAAAGACAGCGAAAGCTCTTTCAAAAGCCATGAAGATGCATGGGGGATTACAAGAGTATCCTGTAACGGATTCAGCTGTTCGTAATGCTATTTCGTATCTTCAGTCATGGGATCCAACACCTATGTCAGGAATTGCGAATGGTATACAGAACGGAGTCGTTGCAACCGAACAGACAATTGAAGATATTGTTCCATATGGACAGTTGGGATTGGCAACTACGCACGCGGCAATTGAAACTGGTGTGTCAACTGCCAATAATATTGGAGAATTAGCGAGTGCTCCTGGAGCAGCTCTGGTTATGATAGGCACTATTCCAGCTGCTTTATCTGGTGCAGCACTATCTATCTCTCAGGACGATTTTGGACAAGCAGCCGTTCATCTTGTCAACGCTATTCCAGTCATGGGCCCACCAATGGTGAAAGCAATTAACAAACTCGAACACATTTATAAACTACCTGCAGACACAGGGGGCAAGCGATTTTCAACGAGGAGACATACTAAAGCTAAATGGCCGAGGAAGACCATGCGCAAGACACGGACAAAGTAAAGGAGATTTTGAAGAACTGGATTGCGTATGATGATCAGGAGCGCGAACTCCGTAAGCAAATCAAGGAACTTAAGGAGAAGAAAAACAAGGGTTCTGAAGAGATCCTAAAGTATATGCGCGATAACCAGGTGGATAACTTTGCAATTGAGGGAAAGGGCGGACTTAGTCGCTCTGTGCGTTCATCTCGGCCTGCTCTTCGTCGCGATACTATTCGGACTCAACTCCTTCTACAATTTGCCGATCAACCTCAGCGCGTAGCCGACGTTCTTCGTGCAATTGAAGGTGCACCTGAAGCCGCTGGCGCTGGTCGCGAACTTCTTGTCCGCCATGTTCCTCGCGAAAAGAAGATCAGTCTATCATAATGGACCCTATATACATATGGTTCCCATTCGCATTTGCTGCTTTGGGATTCATATTTTCATCTAGACCACTTATATTAGCGTTTAATACCCTGAACCCATTTCAGGGGTTGGTCGTCTACTACACTATCATTTTCATAACATTGGAGATTCTTCAGTATTTTGGTCTTATTATTGGCGGAGTCAAGATGGGATCATTCACACAAACGTTGGGCGAACTGATGATTATTTTTGCGTACTTCATTATTTTTGATATGGAGTCGGCTTGGATTCAGGACGTCGTAAATGAGGCGCGTGGAGGTTCCGACAAGAAGAAAGAGAGCAAAGATACGTCGTTAGGAGATCAGGCGCTGGATTGTCCCAATGTATATTTACAAGCCGAGGATGGTGCGACGTACTACCTCGTTGGTCTGTTGGTAAAAAATAAGGAATATGCTCGCTATATTACGTTTGTAGGTGTTCCTGCAGTATTATCGTTTATGGGCCTATGGCTCACGCGTGGACGCGTGTACCGCACCATGTTTTAAGAGAGCCGTTCAATTGCCTGTTTCGCCGCCAGTTGTTCTGCTTGCTTTTTCGTAGGAGCAGTTCCAATACCTAAATGGTTCCCTTTCTCGTCAATGGCAGCCATAGTATACGAATTGAGCGAAGATGTCAAAGCCAGGTACGTTGGCGTATGATGAAACTTGGCTTGATACAGCTTTTGAAGTTGTTCCTTGAAATTTCGATTGTTCATCAGAATGCGAGGAATATCAATATATCGTTCAACCAAACAGATAACGAAATCGTATACTGTCTTGAAATCGTCCGAATCCGTCCACAGTGCTCCAAGAAATGCTTCTAGGATATCTCCTAGTTTCTTGAAGTTCGCTCGACCAGCGCACACATCTTCGTTATGTCGTGAAATAATGTAGAATCTATCCAAACCAATCCTTTGACTTAATACTCCTAGCATTTCGTTACACACAATTTCCTTCTTCAAATCGGTCATGAATCCTTCATTTTCTTGAGGGTATCGTTTCATAAGGTATGTGGATATACATGCTCCAAGAATCGAATCTCCCAAATGTTCGAGTCGTTCGTAGGATTCATCAAAGAGTCCCAGACAGTGTTTTGGACATTCGGCAAGTTGAGCCGCTTCTCCTGTTGGACTCGTGTACTCTGCACGTTTCACGTAGGACGAATGAACCATAGCTTGTTGGAACAGTTCATTCTTCTGAACTCGGTAATCGGAATCATGTTTCAGAAGAATCGCTTGGATATCCGTATTGGTAAACAAGCGATTTTTTGGATTGAATGGATTGTATAACGTTTGAGTTGCCATTTAATGTTTACGGTGTTTGCGACGACGAGTTCGTTTTTTACCGGCCGTTTTCGATGCTAAAACGCGTTCAACAACCACATCAAGTTTACGCCAGTTATCCAGAAAAAGTTTGGCATTGTCAGGATCGGCGTCTTTCAGTTGAGACAGTGCGGCGCTCAAATTCTCCTCGATCGCTGGTTCATACTTTTCAATAAGTCCAGGAAGCTGGGACGTTACAAACGCGAGTGCCATTACTTCTTCGTGTGAATATTTCGACGTGTCCGGCCTCCTTTTGTAATGGGTTTACGTTTAGATGGCGGTTCCGGACTTGTTGGTAACGTAAACGGATATGCAGGTTCAGGTACCTTACTCAGTTCAATTAATGCACGTGCGGCTTCCTCTTCTTTTAGTTTGAGATCAATCGCATACACGTCCAAGAATTTAGCGAACTGGCGACGAATTACATCTTCGTGCATACATGAAGCAACTCCAGCTAACATAATTAAGCCAGCACGTCCGTTGTCTATATTAGGACCCTGTAAATATTTGAGTATAGGGTTAATTTTTCGTTGAATGATATCGTCAATTCTCGACTGTCTCCATTCGTTGCGACTACCTTTAATGCGACGAATAATGACATCATTGCTCTCTTTAAAAAATCTACCCTGTTCGGCCTTCTTACCTGTATTATAACTTAAAATATTATCTATAGTTTTTAGTATGTTTTCTTTATTTGGTCTCCAAACAATATGTCCACGACTGTCACTTGATGTCTCAAGATAACTACCAGACCCTTTCATTAAATTACAGAAAAAGTGTGACCATCCATATTCGAGTGTTAATAGCTCTCGTTTTTCCGGAGTCAACTCACCATCTTTATCATACTCTGGGTTATACAAATCAAGAAAAAATCGTGCCTGGGCTACAGGAAGAACATGTTCGCAACTCGCTTTTAATCCGTTCAATGTTTTATCAACTTCAAATCCACATATCCAGCATTTTGTTTCATTGTCAACGGATTTTCCAATCACAGCATTACACTGTTCCTCAATACCGGATAATTCCCATATCTGCCTTAGTTTCTTACTCATTTTTGCTTTGGGAGTTCCTTCAAGATATTTATCCACTGCTCCCTTCCCAAACACAGCATACGCCAATTCTTTTAGTCCAATTGTAGCACAATCCGATAGTTTTTCTTCATCCTCTTCAGGAATAAAATCAAACAGCGGTGGAGGTGGAATATCTTCAATCGGTTCATTCTTGTCTGTTTTTTCAATTTGTTCACGAACTTTTCTAATACTTGTTTGAAGTTTAGTTGCAGACGCCACAGATTCAAGTGCTAGTCTAGAAGGGGTACGTTCTCGTTTGGAATATTTTGATACTGCAGGAGTTGCAGCGTCCATTACATTATTAGGAGCTAATCTTCCTCAGGAACTATGCGACTGAAGCTATATTCGGTCGAAATAAGCTTTGATTTTTGGGATTCGAGGATAAACTCAAAACACGTCTCGGCATTTTGAACATTCGTAGACTCGAAATATCGCTGAAGTACATCTTTCAGATCCTTTTTGGATAGAGACCATGGCTTTGACCATTCGTTGGGGCGCTGAATATTAATAGTCGATCCATCCTCTTCAATCTTCATCTTTTTGAAGTCGCGAAAATGGTCAACTTTCATGAGATCCGCAAGTTCCATCTCAACAATCTTACGTGCCTCCCTCTTTTGGTATACTTCATGATTGAGCTCACGCAGTTGATCATCGACTTCACGGTACTGCTTGACACATCGCTTCAAATCACGAATTGCTTCTTCCATTCTTGGTGTTCTTAAAGCTTTAAGAATCTTATCCATTTTCAATATAATGTTCTTCGACGACAAAGACGTTGAAAACTTGCGTAAAGTTTATAACAAAGAACACGCGAAAGAAACCCCTATTCCTAAGGGAAAATCTCTTACCGTGTGGAAAACCATTCAAGCGCGTCTTCAAGAAGAATGTCACACAGGTGCAGTTCAGTGCATTTTGAACTCTATGCTCACAAAACCGAATGCTCCAAAATCATGGAAGGCGAACCCAGAAGAATGGCTTTCATCGATAGACATTGATTCGGTTGAGAAACAGTTTGCTAGACTATTTCCAGACTATTACTATGTTGGAACGGTTCCTATAGATTTCAATAAACATTCGGATACCGGAACGTGTTTAGTCAACTCGTTGTGTTCATTGAACATCGAAGGTCTTTATAAGAAAGGATACCGCCGTATTGGTATAGTATTTAATACGGATGTGAGTAGTGGCCCAGGTCAGCACTGGATCGCGATTTACTGCGACATTCGTCCTGAACTCGTATTTCCTCGCATTACGTTCTTTGATTCGTATGCTCAAAAACCATCAAAAGAAATCATAAATTTGATGAAACGTTGGAAAAATGCGTGGGATGCGACAAATATTCACTCCAAACCAATGGCCACAACGTATAACAAGACGCGTCATCAGTACGAGAACTCCGAATGCGGAATGTATTGTTTGTACTTCCACTATTGTTGTTTGCTTGGTATTCCAATGGACAAACGCATTCCGGACGAAGTTGTTCGTGGATTTCGCGGAGCTCTGTTTCGTGTATAGTGATAAATGGGTGTTCGTGGTTATATTATTATAATAGCAGTTGCCGCATGTATTGGAGCAGTCGTGTATGGGTTCTTTGTGGCTATTAATTCGTGGACTAAATAACAATGGACTGGTTGTCATTGTCAGCACCTTTCATAGCACTACTCATTGTCGGAATCGGCTATTGGTTGTACTTATCATTCGAACCGTCTGAATCGAAAGCGTTGAGTGCAGCGAAACCTAACTTTGCTGCCTATGAGAAGGTCACAAAGCTAGCACCACTTGGGTGCCCACAAACTCCAGCGTACCGTTTATGTGACTTTTATGCTGCTGCATCGTCCTACTCGGTATTTCCAGGTGCTAAGATTTATGACTATGTATCCGACCAGATTATTCCTTTAGTCGTGAAATCCGGTGCTCGAATGGTAGAGCTGGATGTGTATGCTGACGAGTCCGATAAGCCTGTCGTTGGCTTAAAGAATCAAAAGCTAGGAACAGATTACGCTTATAATACCGTTCCATTCCAGGCATGCTGTGTTTCGATTGCAAACACCGCGTTTAATTCTGTAACGTCTCCAGTATCGTCTGATCCATTTATTCTCAGTTTAGTGTTCCATACAAACAAGACGCCTGTCCTGAATGCATGTTCCGAAATTATCAAAACCACCTGCCGACCTTATTTGCTGGATGCCGAGTATGGTTACCAGCGTCGTAATCTAGTGACCGAGCCAATATGCAATCTCCAACGCAAGATTGTTTTGGTTTCAGGCAGTGAAGTGAAAGGAACACTCATGGAAGAGCTGATAAATATCTCGTGGGCTACGTCTCATTTACGACGCTTGACATATACTCAGGCCTCACAACCTCATGATGCCGATGAACTCATTAACCATAATCGCAACCATATTACGATGGTTGTTCCGGATATTGGTGACGATTTGGTCAACTTCAATCCCCAAATACTCTTTTCGTATGGATGCCAGTGGATTATGATGAATTATGGATCCGTGGATACCGCTATGGAGAACTATATTGGGGAGTTCCAAGAGAACAGCCTAGTTTTAAAACCTGCCCCACTCCGTCCTCTTCGTCCTAAAAAATTCAAGAAGCCAACTCTACCTGATCCATCAGTCTCTTTCCAGCCTATGCAGAAAACCACTCCGATCTACGATGTCACCGTCTAAGTTAAAAATCTGTGCGTTAAAATAAAATGGCAAACAAGTGGCTCACGCATGTCAAGCACACGATGAAGACGATGAAGAACCGCGGCACCTACAAGAAGGGTGATGGACTCAAGAAGGTGATTCTAGAGGCGAAGAAGTCGTACAAGAAGCACAAGGGCGGTGCCGATGATGCCGCCCCTCAGGGAGTAGAGGTAAAGACCACGGCTGCGCCAGATCTAGCGCCGGCTGCTACTGGCGGACGTCGCAAGCGCGGAACTCGTCGTACGCGCCGCCTCCGTAAGTAGGCGTTTTCAGAAAAAAAGAGTGTAAGGAACATATAAATACAATGGGGGGAGGATTGCTTCAATTAGTAGCCTATGGTGCCCAAGATGCATATCTTTCTGGGAATCCCCAGATTACCTTCTGGAAGGGTCTGTTCAAGCGCCACACCAACTTTGCGATGGAGCCTTTTCGCGTGAATCTAACAGGCCAGGCCAACTGGGGAGTCAAGCACTCTGCCGTGATTGGTCGCCATGCTGATCTAATTTACTCAACCTATATCGAGGTTGCTCTTGATGCAGGAACTTACAATTGCGACCAGGGTCGTCTAGGTTACAATCTAATCAAGTATGTTGAACTAGATATTGGCGGACAGGTGATTGACCGTCTATACGGCGAGTGGCTATTCCTCTGGGATATCCTAACAACCAATTACGCACAGTCAACCAATACATGGAACATGGTCAACGGCGGAATTGCTGGAACAGGTTCTCAGGCAGTTAGTGGACAGACTGTATGCAACTCTGGTTCCGGCCGCCCTTCTCTACCTACCATTCTATACATCCCACTCACCTTCTTCTACACGAAGAATCCTGGTGCGGCTCTACCGCTCATCGCTCTACAGTACCACGAGGTCAAGATCAACATCCAGTGGCAGGATCAGAAGTTCATTGCCGGAAACTTTACGTCTGCCGCCACAACCACGCCTGAACCTCTTCAGGCGGCAGTCTATGTTGACTACGTCTACCTCGATACTGAGGAGCGCCGTCGTATGGCTCAGCAGTCCCACGAGTACCTCATTGAGCAGACGCAGTACAACGAGGACAAGGGTATTTCATCATACTCAAATCGCATTGATCTAACGTTTAACCACCCAGTCAAGGAGCTCGTATGGGTCGTTCAGCCTACGAAGTACACGAACTGTGCTATTGCTGCCAAGAACAGTCTAACGCGTCTACAGCCTTTCACCTACGATCAGAATGCCGTGTATGAGCAGACTCTACAGATTAACGGACAGGATCGTCTAGATAAGCGCTATGGCGACTACTTCCACAAGGTTCAAATGTACCAGCACCACTCAGGAGGTGTAGGCTATTACACTAACTGGTCCGCCTCGCCAGGTATTTATCTATACTCCTTTGCTCTGCGCCCTGAAGAGCACCAGCCTTCAGGTACGTGCAACTTCTCTCGCATTGATACGGCTACGCTTGTAATGACGTTAAGTGGTGGAGTAACTGTGAATGCCGAGAGTGCCACCGATGACAGCTGGGATGTTCGCGTCTACGCTGTTAACTACAACATCCTCCGCATCATGTCCGGAATGGGCGGTCTAGCGTACTCCAACTAAACATAAAAAAGTTTGCAACTAAAAATTCGTAATAGATAATGGAAGTCGACAAATTACTTATTGTCGCCCACCCTGACGATGAAGTTCTTTGGGGTGGACTCAACCTAATGTTACAATCAGGATGGTTTGTGGTTTGTTCGACCAACATAAACAATCCTGTTCGATC